GTGGACAGTCTGGTGGACGGTGCCGTGGACAGTCTGGTGGACGGTGCCGTGGACAGTCTGGTGGACGGTGCCGTGGACAGTCTGGTGGACGGTGCCGTGGACAGTCTGGTGGACGGTGCCGTGGATCGTTGCTTGCCAGCGGTCGAGGGTGCCAGCGGCGTCGCGTCGTGGGTGCCGTGGGTGCCGTGGGCGGTGTGGTGGGCGGTGGGCATCGGCTAGAAGGTCGGCTGTGGTGTGTGTGTGGTCTTGCGGTCGGGTTTCGTTACCGCTTCCGCCGTGCGCAAGTGCAAGCGGCGTGTCGGCTCTGCTAGTCCTGGATCCGGTTGAACCATCCCGGCGGCAGTATCTCGACAACCTCCAACGGCTCGCCCTGCTCGGTTGCGTCGATCAAACGGCGGACGGCAAGCGCGGCCATGGCAAGCTCGGCCTCTGTGGTCACTGTGCCGCCTGCTGACTCCCGGCGGTTCACTGTGGCGCGTGTCACTCCCAGCACCTCGGCAAGTTGCCTTTGAGTCAGTCCAAGCTCCCGGCGGGCGGTCTTATACTCCTGTGAAGTCATGCCGCGAATCGTGCTGCATAATCCAAGCGCGGCAAGTGTAACAATTTGTTACACTTCATCGCGCCTACATTTTCGCCGTGAGTGAGCACAAAAAAGCCTTCACGCGTCGGATCGTGAAGGCTTTAACTTGTGAGCCGAGCGCCATACAAAAAACGCTCAGACTCGGTGCAGGCTTGTAACGGAAGTTCGCAGCCTGCGTTTATTCCTATGGAGAAAGGCTATTGTGCACCTGAATCTGTACTTACGCAGAATGATTCGGCGTTGCGAACTCCGAAATCGACAAGCTGCGACACACACACTTCGATTAGCCCGGCCTTCTTCAAAGTGTAAGGATCGACAACTACGTCCATCCCTTGCCAGATTGCGTAAAAGGCGGAAGCCCAGTTACCGAACAGCACTTTGTTGTTTGGGACTTGATTTGACACGGCAGCGGCATAGCCATTTACGGTCTGGTTTTCGCCCCAGATGTAATGCCCTGACCCAGTGCTCTTCTCGGTAGACTTGAATTTCCCGCGGACGGCTGCACTCGTCAAATACGCGAGGCTTCCTGAGTCCGCGTTATCGGCAGAGACCTGTGTCTCGAAACTGACGACCTTTGCCCAGTCCGGTGCTCCGCCGAAGGTCACGGAGCCTACGCCACCCGTGTTCATGATCCCCTTTGGTTCGGCTCCCACTCCGCTGCCTGAGATGCCAGCGGCGTCGATGGCGGTTGCGATTGCGGTCATTAAATCCGTTCTAACAAAAAACTCGGCATCGATCGAACTTTGCGCAAGTAGCTGCTTGCTGTAAGCAGTGTTCGAGACCACGCGCTTTGGGGTCAGGTTGAGCTGCCCAAAGGTCTGTTCACTGCCCAGAACCGTCTCGCCCTCCGGCAGCCAGTAAGCGCTAGCTCCAGCATTTTGTTTTGGGATCGAGATATCGCCCTTGATGTCTGTAAGCCTGCGCACACCGAGGGCCTCCAGCACGAGCCTATTTCGAAGTTGTTCAATCATACTCGAGCCCAGCACATCGGTCTGTACGGTATAGCCACCTGCTGAGGCATTGCCTGCGAGCATTGCGCGGTTGAGGGAGCGGGTGGTGCCTGAGAGGTCGGCCAATGGTACGTAGAAACCTGTTGCTTTTTTGCCAGTCTGGCGAGCCACTTCGTCGCTAAGCTCGCGGGCTTGCCCAGTTACCCGTCCGTCAGATGCAAACTCGCTGATCGCGGCTGTGATGGAGTAGCTGAGGGCTTCGCGCTGGCTCAGGCCTAGCGGCTGGCTGGCGTCGAGGTTGCGGGTCGCGACTGGCGGCTGGTGCCCGTGAGGATTGTTTAAAATGTAGCTTTGCAGTACTGAGACAGGCTCGCCGCTTTCGACAGCGCGGTTCACTTGATCGGCTGAGAGGTTGTATTTGCTAGCTAAGCTATGAATGGAGGAGACGCGTTCGCGCTCCATGGTGATTAAATTACTCATTTTTTAAGAAAAATATAAGAGTTAAAGTGTCCGGCTACAGAGTGCAGCGCGGCGGTGTATCCAATCGCTTATGCCGCTCCATAGTCTGCCTGCTGGATTCCCTCCAGCCCTTCCGGTGGCTTTGCTACGGTTCGGTGTGTCGCGTAATCGCGCAGTTACAGAATGCGCCGGGGACTGCCCGACAGAAATACTTCCCTCACTCTGTAAACTCTCGACGTTCATTAGATGGGGTTCTTTGTATTCATTTTATGGATACAGGCAAGCCATTTCAGAAGTTTATTTTATTAGGTTTTAGGATTAGCGACTTTGAACGTGCACTTGGCAACCTCCCCATTGCACCGCTCGATCTCGCTGCGGATTTGGTCGCAGATTGAGCGCCGGGCTTTAATCGGCAACCAGTGCCATGCTTTGATCGCATCGGCTAGGCGTTTGAAAACATCGCAGAATAGGGCTTCGACCTCGAGGGCGTCAACAGACTCGGCTTTCATTCTGCGTAGCTTTTCCTCAAGGATTAAGGCTTGGGTGAGATGCGCCCTATCATGTGGACTCATCTGTTCTGGTGCCAAGTTTTCCGGGTCGCTCATTGCCTTCACGACGGCTCCTAGTTCGTAATGCTTTGAGTTGCCGATTTTGACGTGCGGGACGCGCTCTAGTCTCCGCGTTACTGTCGGTCTTGAGACTCGCCAGGCATCTGCGATTTGCGAAGTGGTTAGGTTGGGTTCGGTTCTAGTTTTCATTTTCTGCTGTTGGGTTGGTGTTGGTCTTGGAGGTGCCGTATTTGGCTTGATTCGTAATGTGGATCATTCTTGAGCTAATACACTTCTCAGAATTTCCTAAAAGTTTAATTCTTATCGAAAGGCCGTAAATCCACGCGGTTTTTAAGCGTTTAGAGGAACCATTTTCTTTTTGCGGCTCTCTGCCCCTGCCCCTGTGCCCGTCCCGCTGCGCACAGTTGGCTCTGGTGGCCTCCTGTCGGCTTACTTGACAACATACCCTTATAGCGGGGTTGGAGGGCTTCTAGGCCGTTACAGCGTAGTGTATTCATTATCTGGATACACTCCCAATCTGCGGCGGCCATATCACCCGGTCACCGTTTACCAGTTGGTTTCTGTAGCTTAGCGCTCCAAGCTTACCCCATGAAGCGACTACGACGTCGGCTCCAGTGCTCCGGAGCTGATCGCATCGACAGACGAGCCAAGCGGCGTTCGTCGCGACGCAGTGATGGTTGTGGCCTGCTGCTTCATTCAACATCAAATTGCGGGTGAGGTAGCTTGCCCGGCTGTCTAGTTTGCGTGGTGAGGTCATGATTTTGTATTCGGTTTTTGGATACGTTTTGAAAGTGCGGTCGGGTGCGGCTGTGGTGTCCTTAGTGAGCTGCGAAAAGTAGGAAGTCGGTGGGCGCGGTGTGGTGGTTAAAATTGGGTAGGCAAAGGGCAAGCCCGTCTATACGGGCTTTGCCCTGTTGCCCTATGCTAAGGGCAATGTCCGTTTTGCCCCTGTTTTGCCCTGTTGCCCTATTAGCTGGGAATAGGCTTAAACAGTGGAAAGGATCGTATTTCATAGCTTTGCCCTCTCTTCCAGTAATGAGACGCTATTAGCACTTTGCCCTCCTGCTTTCAATATGCCGTGTTTTAACATCGCTGTTCTGCGGTTTTTTGCGGTCGAGTTAGACACATCTGCAATGTCCATAATTTGCTTTATTAGGTCGCCGTACTTCCATCCCAACGCGCCTGTTTTTTCCTGCACGGAGTATAAAAGCTCTGTCACGTCAAACTTTTCTTCGGCCTCTTTGGCGTCCCTTGGCGTTCCTTGAATCGAGACGACCATCATCTTGTCTTGGCAAAATTGGATCCGCTGGCCTTCGTTCTTTAGTATCGGCTTGCCCCGCGTAACCTCGGCATAGATGGTGCCGACTCCATCTTTGTCTTTTTCAATGCAAATGACGCTCTTTGCTTTGCGCTCCATCTCTTTCCCGAGATGCCCCCGCGCTCCTCCGATTGCTTCACGGTCGCTATGGTTCAAATGGATTACTCCAAAAAGCGGCGCGTTTGCTTCACTGGCTGCAATGGTCAGAAAGTTGACGACCCATGTTGCGCGGTCGTCGTCGTTGATACTGCCCCCGAGATCGGAGACCCCATCAACAGCAATTCCGGCAATCCCGCGTTCTTTGTTTTCATTGATCGCTTTCTTAATTTCGATGATTCGATCAGGTGCTGCATATTCGCGCAGTCCGATAAATTTGATATTATCCGGTAAGTTTGCGACTCCCAGACGGCGGCGCATCGCCTTAGCTTGCACAAGAATCTCCTTTTCCGATTGCTCGGTGTCGAATATCAGGAAAACGCCCTCGCCGCGAATTTTGAAGCCTAGACAATCGGCATCTTTACTGCCGACGGTAGAACAAGCGATTGCTGCAATGATGGACGTCTTGAACGACTTAAGACGCGCAGAAATGACAATCAAATCGCCGTCCTCTGCAAAGGGTATTCCCATCAAAAACGCGCGAAAATCATCCTCGGTTGGCTCCACTGTTAAATCGACGTATGGGGTCGCGGATCGGCTTTCTGGTATCCTATCCCAAGTTGTCCGCTTTGGATTGGTAGCGATCCCTAGTTGCTCCCAGCGCTCTTTCACTAATAAAACGCCGTTGAGGTAATCGCTGATATTTCCATCTTTAGCGACTTCGGTTAAACGGAGAATTTCATTCTGAGCCTCACGAATGGCGACGGACTCACGCATCAGGTTTATACGCTTGCCGACGTGCGAGCCGGTATCCTCTAAGGATGCCACTTGTTGGATTTCATCCAGCTTGGTTTTCTGCCACTCGTCCAGCTTCCCGGTGTTGTTCAGCTTTATGAATATCTCGAAATAGTCGGCGTCGGGTTCCTCTTTTATTACGGTCTCGGCGTGTTGCCAGAATAGCCTATAGGCGGGTTCAGTGAACATCTGGTAGGTAAGCCCCGCCTGTATCGCGTCGCCTATCCTGTCGAACTGTGCGCAGGCCTCTAAGGTGCGCTTCTCCATGTTCTCAACAGTTGGATCGATGCTGCGATCAAGTGCGGGCGGTGTCTGTGAGTTATCCACGACGGCACCTACTTTCTCGCCCTGAGCGGCGCTTATACCACGAATTAGCCGCAAGATAAAAAGCACGCGTGCCCCTGCTTTCGGCCTGCGCTACGTAGCTAGCTATGCGCCGCCGTCCAGAGCGACTAACTCCGGTGCCCGAACGTCCGCTGATGAGTAGCTGCTTCAAACCGCACCGCCTTTTCCGTGCTGGATATACCCCAGCAATGCTGCATCGGCTTCTGCCACCGGGACGCGGACGCAGCGCCTGCCAAGTTTGATCGAAGGTAGGATGTTGTCTGCAATCAGTATGCTAACATACCGCTCCGACAGCTCCCAGCGTTTTGCGAAAGAGCCCCGCGTCATTGCGCGGCACTCGGTTTCTGTTTCTGTTGTGTGTGATGCTTGTTTAATCTTAGGCATGCGCCTATATTCCCACAAACTAAGCTTTTCCGTAATATGCGGAGTTTTTAGAAAATCCGCATACCCCCTTTCACCTACAATTTAGCTCTGTAGTATTTGAGTTCTGAGCCTTCGAGATTCTGCATATCTGCCGTCCTTAATTCGTTGAGCCTACGTCTTGCTGAAGCTTTATCAGATTCTTTGATTTGCCCGGTATCAACTAAGTATTCGACTAGCTCGTTGCCGCTCATCCCTTCACAGTTTTCACGCCTTAAGCATCGCTTAATCTTGTTCTGAATAAGTTTGCTGTCTTCATGTTGAAATTGAGCCATAACGGCAATAGTCGCCACTGGGTCGCGGGTCATCAAAGCGTGGATCTGATTAAACCCGGCATCGGGCAACAGCTCTAAGACGTCTGACAATGTCTCAAGGTGCTTGCCGTGGAATGCTCGGACTGCATCGCTCGCGTTTGGCATCTTAAAGTCATCTGGGGACAATGCGTAAGCCATCAATGTCGATAAGTGCGAATCAGTGTATTTTGCATCGGGGTGATGTTTGCCTAGCCATTTTCTAACTGCGGGGATTAAGTCCGCGTTAATAGAATTTGCGATTGCTGGAAGCGGTTCGTTTTGCTTGCTCATCCTACGGCCTCCATTTTCGCTTCGGTGGAGTCGGGGCGGATGCTCCAGAATTTGATTGCGTCTTGCTTCTTAACAATCGCGCGGTAGTGCTTAAGTATCATTTCTGACGTAGAGTGCCCCATTGCTTCTTGCAGCGCGTTGAGGTCGGCGCTGGCAGCTAGGTGGTAGCTTGCGAATGAATGGCGTAGCACGTCTTGCAAATGGGAGAATTTGGCAATGTGCCGAATCGCCTTAATCTTCTCTTTCCAGTTGGGCGGTGTGATCGAGCCCTTGCGCTGATCTTCCGGAACAAGCTCCAGCCATTCCCGTAAGTTGGCTTCCATGTGTATATTGCGCTTTGATCGCGTTTTAGCGACGCCTGCTCCGATTGTGACAACCTCATGGTCGAAGTGAATTGCATCCCATTGCAGGCGCTCCATCTCTTTTGGCCGGACTCCCGCGAAAACCATGATTGCCAATGCTGGCAGACAATCAGAGCAATCGAGCAGGTAAGACTTTTTCAGCTGTTCGCTTTTTCGGTGATCTTGGCACGCGTTAAATGCTGCTTTCACCTGTGCGAGCGTTAAAACGCAAATTTCGTTTTCCGGCAGTTTCGTGATTTCCATCTGATCAAAAGGATTCGTAGAGCAGTATCCTCGGCGAATTGCGAATGAGAGCGCCGGGCGAATTGTGCGCTTTGCATTGGCAAGTTGCCTTGGCGTCCGAAAGTGTGTTTCAAGCGACTTTTCCAGCTGCCGGGTGGATAAAGCGGAGACAGTGACCTTGCCAAGTTCGCGCACGATTGGCGCTCCGTAGTATTCAAGCGCTTTTGCGTAGCTATCAGATACGGTGCTGAATTTAAGAGCGGTATGTTCAGCCCATAACTCGGAGAGGGTGCATGAAGCATCCTGCGCGGCCTTCCACTCCAGCCAGTGCCTTGCTGTCGAGGTGAGGGTGATATTGTGCTCGGATAGTAAGCTGAGCGCCTTAGCGGCATCTTCAGCGGCGGCGGCTGAGATCTTCATGGACTCGGTTCCCCATCTTTTGGCCATACCCTTGATCCGGTCGATTTCCAATGTGGCGAGCTTCTTTGAATCAAACTTGAGTCGCTGCCTTTTTCCTGTGGTCGATATTGAGGCGGGGACGTTGACGCGGAAAATGTCACCCTCTGCTATGGGGACAAGTGAAGGACTCTTTTCGGCTCTTTTTTGGGCTTTTACATGATTAGTCATTTGCCCATAATGCCTATGAGTGCCTATTTTTCAAGCACTATCATGCATTTAAGTGCTTTTACTTACTTTGTAAGTCATTGAAAATCAACGAAAGCCCTTATTAGCTCATCAGATTTAGGTTCTGGTGCCGTAAGGCGTGAGGGTTCAAGTCCCTCTCCGAGTACTTGGCTTTGGCTAGCAATGGTTTACGTAATTCGCTTAGATCATTGCTGATTCCAATTTATTTTCCAGTGCCTATGAAATGCCTATTTTTAGCTCGATAGCATCCAACTTTGGGCGGTGCCTCGGCTTCGAGCGTCGTGGCCTTCAGCGGTTGACCAAGCCGCGAATGAAAGCACGCTAGGCAGTATGAAGATTCCAGCCCTACTCCTGCTCTTGGCTCTAACCTGCTCGGCCTCGGCGGCGTGGTGGACGGTGCCGTGGACGGTGCCGTGGTGGGTGCCGTCGCCTTAGGTGCCTTGGACGGTGCCGTGGACAGTCTGGTGGACGGTGTGGTGGGCGGTGCTTGCCAGCGGTCGAGGGTGCCAGCGGCGGGGCGTCGTAGGTGCCGTGGACGGTGCCTTGGTATCCGTGGACGGCGTGGGTGCCGTCAAGCGCGGCCTGAGCAGGCCGTGGGACAGCACGAAGCAAAGCGCGTCCGTGCCTTCGTAGGGCTTCGGTCTTCGCGAGGGTAAAGGCGCGGGCGCGTCGTGGGCGGTGTGGGCGGTGCCGTTGGCGGCGGTCGCCCTGCTCGGTTGGTTAGATCGTTTTCAGCACTTCGGAGATCCGCTTGAGTTCATCCTCAGACAGCATCTTGACGCGGCCTAGCTTCCAGTTCTTCAAGCGGTCATAGTCCAGCCCTGCGCGTCTGCAAAGCTCCCGAGCATTGAAGAGGGGTAGCTTTTCGAGTAGAAGCTGGTTTAGGTGCTTGAGAATCGGCTCCCGCCATTCTAGCAGCACTCCCATTCCGGCGGCTGGCTGGTCTCCCATGTCGCAAAGCATGGCCTCGGTTAGTTCGACGCGAAGCTCCTCCCTTTGCTCCTCAGTCAGTTGCGCCTCGATCTGTTCGCGCTCATCCATGAAATCGGTGTCGGCCTCTACGTAGTCAATCCACCACTGTATGGCGTCGGCATCGGCCTCGAAGCGTTGCTCTGCGGGGTTGAACTTGATCTGCTCATCCTCGGCTGTCAGGTCGCCCATGCAGTCACTTTCAAAGCGTGGGTGAAGTAGTGAGAAGATTTCCTGTGTGTCTGTATTGTATATGTCCATGAATCCGACGATTACACCTTTTAGCGTATTATCAAGCTTTATACGCTAAAAGGTGTAATTTGTATGAGTCCGCAAAGAGGCCGATCTCGTGTCGGATCGAGATCGGCCTCAACTTGTGAGCCTGAGCGCAATACAAAAACGCTGAGACTCGCGGGCTTACGGAGTGACACGCAAGCCCGCTTTCCTATGACTGAAAGGTTTACTGATTGCCAGCGTCTGTGCTTACGCAGAAGCTCTGAGGGTGGCGGACGGCGAAATCGACGAGCTGCGACACACATAATTCGATCAGCCCGGCCTTCTTCAAAGTGTAAGGATCGACAACTATGTCCATCCCTTGCCAAATGGCATAAAAAGCGGACGCCCAATTTCCAAAGAGGACTTTGTTGTCGGGGACTTGATTCGAGACAGCGGCGGTATAACCGTTCACTGTCTGATTTTCGCCCCAAAGATAAAGCCCAGTGTTGGCGCTTTTTTCGGTCGACTTAAATTTACCGCGGACGGCTGAGCTCGTCAAATATGCGAGGCTACCTGAGTCCGCGTTATCGGCAGATACTTGTGTCTCGAAATTGACGACCTTTGCCCAGTCCGGTGCTCCGCCGAAGGTCACGGAGCCAATGCCGGTCGTGTTCAAGATGCCCTTTGGTTCGGCTCCCACTCCGCTGCCTGAGATGCCAGCGGCGTCGATGGCGGTTGCGATTGCCTTCATGAGATCGTCTCTCACGAAAAATTCAGCATCGAGGCTAGACTGTGCGAGCAATTGCTTGCTGTATGCAGTATTGGAAACGACCCTTTTTGGGGTCAGGTTGAGTTGGCCGAACGTCTGCTCGCTGCCGACTACGGTTTCACCTTCAGCCAACCAATAAGCCGTAGCTCCAGCGGTCTGCTTTGGGATGGAGACGTCACCGCGTAAATCAGTTAGCCGCCGAACTCCGAGGCTTTCGAGCACTAGCCGGTTGCGAAGCTGCTCGATCATAGAACCACCGAGCACATCGGTCTGCACAGTGTAGCCGCCTGCTGAGGCATTGCCTGCGAGCATGGCTCGGTTGACGGAACGGCTGGTGCCAGAGAGGTCGGCTAAAGGAACGTAAAAGCCTTGAGCTTGTTTGCCGGTTTGGCGGGCTACCTCGTCAGAGAGCTCTCTCGCTTGCCCAGTTACCCGTCCGTCAGATGCAAACTCGCTGATCGCGGCTGTGATGGAGTAGCTGCGGGCTTCGCGTTGGCTAAGGCCAAGCGGCTGGCTGGCGTCGAGGTTGCGGGTCGCGACTGGCGGCTGGTGCCCGTGCGGGTTGTTTAAAATGTAGCTTTGCAGTACTGAGATAGGCTCGCCGCTTTCGACAGCGCGGTTCACTTGATCGGCTGAGAGGTTGTATTTGCTAGCTAAGCTATGAATGGAAGAGACGCGTTCGCGCTCTGTGGTGATTGAAATACTCATTTTTGTTAAAAAATATAAGAGTTAAAGTGTCCGGCTACGGAGTGTAGCGCGGCGTTGTGTATCCAATCGCGTGTCCCGCTCCATAGTCTGCCTGCTGGATTCCCTCCAGCCCTTCCGGTGGCCGACGCAAGGTTCGGTGTGTCGCGTAATCGCGCAGTTACATAATTCACCGGGGACTGCCCGGCAGGAATACTTCCCTCACTCTGTAAACTCACGACGTTCATTAGATGGGGTTATTTGTATTCAGAATCTGGATACACGCAAGGCATTATTTCCATAATTTAATTAGGCGTCAGGGTTGGCGACTTTGAATCTGCATTTGGCAACGTCTCCTCCGCACCGCTCGATCTCGCTGCGGATTTGGTCGCAGATTGAGCGCCGGGCTTTTATGGGCAGCCAGTCCCACGCCTTTATGGCGTCAGCGAGGCGTTTGAAGATGTCGCAGAACAGGGCTTCGACTTCGATGGCGTCAACAGATTCGGCCTTCATCCGTTTGAGTTTCTCTTCCAGTAGCAAGGCTTGGTTGAGGTGGACTCTTTCTCCGGGAGTCATATGCTCCGGGCTTGCCAGCGCGGGAGCGGCGAAGGCTTTCACCACGTCGCGCAGTAGCCAATAACGGCTGGTGCCGGAAATGCGGATCGGCTCGATGCCAGCCAACCGCTTATTCGCGGTCGGTCGACTACATGCCCATGCTTGGCAGATTTGGCGCATCGTGAGTTCAATTTTGCTATTATCTTTGATCTGTGCTTTTCTCATTTTATCTGTGGTTAGGTTTTTGGGTCGTTTATAAAAGGTGAATTTTCCTAAAAGTTTTCTGTTTGCAACAAGGCCGTAAATCGTCGTGGGATGATGCTGATAGGGGAACCATTTTTTGTTTCGCCTCTTTCTCGCTGCCCTGTGGCGCGTTCCGCTGCGACTGTGCGCCGCTGGCGGGCTTCGCACCGTTCGCGAGGCATAGGGTGCCATCTGCTACTGCGGACACCCTGAGCGCGTGTGTATCGACATTCTGGATACGGTTCATAATGGAAATACCACGCGATCTCCTTTGACGATTCGATCCCGGTGAGCAAGTGCGCCCAGCCCTTTCCCATAAGTTACTACAACGATATCCGGCATCCCGCTTGCGATAAGCACATCTGCTCTCGCGAGCAACCAACCAAGATTCGTTTTAACGTGATGATGGTTGGGCTCTGCACTGTGAGCGAGCTTCAGGTCTTCGGTTAAGTATTCTCGGCGGCTGTTTATTTTGGTCTTGGGTTTTGCTTTGGTCATTTTTCGAGTAGTTTCTGTGTTGCTGGTCATCGGGTTGAGCCTGAGTTTGTAGTTGGTTTGTAGATACGCTCTAAAGGCTAGATTACGGGTTGCGGGTTACGGGTTGTTGTCGGTGAGTTTGTAGTGGTTTCTGAATACATCTTAAAGGTGTGGAAGTGCTGTCGAGTTGCTGGTTGTTCGGGTCAAAGGTGAAAGGTGATTGGATCACATCCCTAGAGATTTGATATTATCATCATCTTTCAAACTCAGTAGAGGGAACGAGGTTCCCCCTCTGCTACTGGTGTGTTCTGCTCTCAAGGTGATTGCATTGATACGGGAGACCTTTCCCCGCATAAACAGTGACTTCAAAGCCCATTCACTAAAGGTGATTGTAATTCGTTTTGATCCAATCACCTTCACCTTTGACCTTTGGCATATCGCGGCTTTACTGCTCATCGGTCGAGATTCTCCAAAAGTGGTTGCTTTGCTGCCCGGTTGCTGTCGGTTTCAGGCCGAGTCTTGCACCGTCAATGCTCAGTGATTTGACGCGTTCGGTAAACCTAGCCCTCGACAATGAAGTCGGCATCTGATCGAAGCGCATGGCTCTTTCTTCACCAACTGGGAGCATCTTCAATATCTGGTCATCGGTCTCTTTAGATTTCATCCCAGCCGCCGGTGCTTCGTCTGCATCGTGTGATGGCTCAAGCAACTCGAAGCGCGTCCTTTGGCCGTCGGTGCAAATTGCGTGAAACTCGGCAACCGTCTTGCCCTCCGGGGCCGAGAGTTGCCCCTCGTTGTCTTTATCGACTACCAGCCGCATGTGCCCGGACTTCCCGCTGGTGAAGGGAACGACTATCTCGGCGCGTAGTAGAGCACCCTTGAAGAAGTCTCGCTTTGAACTGTGGCCTCTTCCTCCCTTGCTCTGATCCTTGCCAGTGTGGTCAATGGCGATTACGGTCGCTCCGGCGTCCCTAAATGGCCTTAGCAGTCGATGGAGCACCTCTAATGCTCCTGAGCCGTTCTCTTCGATGCCTGCCCCTGCTATGGCGTTTGCGATGCCGTCGACAATGACAACTAGATTCTGCTGCCCTTTCGCCCAGGCTTGCGCTTTTTTGATCTCCAGCGGGTCAACCGTGCCTAGATATTGGAACTGGCCGGGTTGCGGCTTTGGCATTCCGAGGTAGCGTAGCCGGATTGCGATCTTCTTATATGATGACTCCGGATCAATGAACAG